GGACAATCACGAAGAGTCCACTTGCGCCCTGTGTCCATCTCCTTGATCCACCGTAGTAACGCGGCATTCACAATGCAGAGTATGGGGAAAGATACAACACTACCCATCAACTGCCCACGCGTTTGCATCTTCCGTTCACCCTCAAACTCAATGAGGTGACCGGTGAGTGCACGTCTGCAAGCGTCTTCATAGGCCTCAGAAAAACTGCAATCAAAACAAATGCGGTTAATCGCTGCCTCGGACGCCCATGCGTACAACTCATTTGTAGCATCGCTGTAGTCAACCGAAAGGTATGCTTCATCATCTGCAAGCTTTGCTCCAAGACGTTCTTGAAGGTACTGGTGCGTGATGGTCTCACCAACAAGCCGAAAGGCCGGGTGATTCCGAAGAACGCTCCACATACGCTTTTGGACAGGACGAAGGTAAGTATAGTGAAGAGGCGGGCCTTTGCTAATGACACGAACTTTCAAGGGTTCGGCCAAGGCATGAGGCTTCGCTACCACTTCTTCCTTCTTCACTGCATCCTCAAGACGCTTGTAGAAAAGTGTGAATTGACTCCGAAGGCGACTAGTGTCAACCTTCGTCATCGGACCAAGTCGAGTCCACTTGGTGTGTATATGAACTAGATCTTCCTGGGTCTTCAAACCACGTAGTAATTCAGGATGATCCAACACGGCGCCTACTGCACCACCTAGCGAACGTGAGTTCACATAGTTGGCATTCGTTGACGGGAAGAAGGGCTGAATATCATCAACCTCCACGACATGCTTCGTGCCGAAAAGCTCATCCACCGTCCGAACAATCTGTTCAGTCAGTGCATTACGCGAGACGACTGCCGCAGCCGCGAGAGGAGTGACAACCCCCTTCTCTCGATACGCCACATTAGCAACAAAGGCTTCCTGTTCTTTGACAGGACCCGTTAACTTCTCAAAAGTTTCCTTTTCCTTCGCCTTCAGCATCTTTTTGTCTGGGCGAGGGAACCCCTTCTTCGAGTACAATACCGAAATCACAAAGCTCTCAAAGATATCGCGGTCGCGGCGCTTCAACTAATGAAGCCACCGATACGCACGACCTCCAAAAAGACATCCTGGGTTATCAGGCACCCGGCCCGCACATGTTTCCACGGGCGAGCAGGTTCCTACACACAGGGGAGAGTCAGGTATGTCCTGATCGAAGTGGGCTGAGAAGAACGCGGCGATCTTCCATTTGATAAATTTCATGGGATCACCGAATCGTTCGGCACACACCATCCAATGACGGAGTGTGCCGCTTGTCTTATAGCCTTTGTCATCAAATCCATATAGTCGCATTAGCTCTAGTAGTACGTTCATGCAACGCATCAGAAATCCACGCGAGTCAAGATGTTTCTGAGACTTTCGTGGGAAGGATACGCGCCGTGAGGCGCGGGCTCCTATCATTTGCCCAGTTCGAATCCAACAACCCAGAGCTGGGGCGGTCAGAGTTCC